TTTGGGCGGCATCGTCGACAGCAGACGCACCAATAAACTGATCTTCGCCAGCCGATGGGAATTCACCGTAGACCTCAACCCTAGCCTGTGGCGAATCCTCGCCATACTCCGCAATGATCTGCTCATAGATTTGCTTGTCCGTGTCCTCGACCGTTCTGGAGTCGATGTTCTCCGTTTGCCAGAAGTTACGCTTGGCGTGGAAGCACTCGTAGAAGTAGCCTTGATTACGCCGGGGGTTGGAGAACGCGAACCAGTACCTGTCCAGTATCGGTTCCGTAAAGAAGCCCGCCCCCACCGACCAAATGCCGTCTGGAATACCGGACGCCTCATCAAAGATCAGCATCATGCCGTCGTGGTTGTGAACACCGGCGTAGCTGTCGGGATTCTCTTCCGACCAGAGCTTGCCCTCCGCTGCCCAGTAGCGCGTACCCTTTTTCAAGTCCCGCTCGACCAGCTCGGTTAGCCACTTAGCGGGCACCAGCTTGGTTGCGCTGATCTCCCACCAGTGGTTGTTAATCACCATCGCCTGCCACTTGGTCAGCTCACCCCATGTGACCGACCGCAGCTGCGCTTCGCTGTTGGCTGACACGATCACGGAGGAGCCTATGCGGGTCGACAGCATCCACAAGACGAGCCAAGAGACGAGCGCGGACTTACCAATCCCTCGACCGGACGCGACCGCTGTTCTCAAGGCGTCCATGTCAATCTGACCGCGGTTATTCTTGATGTGGCTGGCTATCCTGCGCAGTATCTTGCGTTGCCAGGTGCGCGGGCCTTTGAACTTGGCCAGTGGCGTGTTGGGTTGCCCCCACGGGAACGCGAACAGCACGAACGCCTCAGGGTCGTCAGCGATGGTCGGCGCCCAGAGGCGCGTCATTAGGAGCTGCTCGCCCTCGGCGTCATAGATCGGCTGTTGCGCCATTATTTACCTTGCAGTCGTTTCAAGTCTTGCAGGTGGTCGGAGCCTATAAAGTACACGCCTTTGGGCTGCGACAGCAACCAGCGTTGACGGTACTCGTTGGCTTTGTTGGCCATCTGGCGTGCGGGCGTGTCGTCAGACTCCCACATGTCGCGTTCGCCTCTATCCAGAAACGCAGCCACGTTTTCCTTTGACGCCGGGCGCTGGGCTTCTTGCAAGAACTCCGGCCCCATGTTTTGCAGGAAAGTTGCCAAGGTCTTGCTGTCAAACTTGCGGTCTTTAAAGTACCCGAACTTGTCTTGGTTTTCCAAGATGCTGTCAAATATCGTCTTGTCGCTAGGCAGTATGTCTTTTTGCTTGTTTACGTCCGTGTTGGTGAACAGCGTAAACAAGAATTCTGACGGGTAGCCTTTGACCGCCTTAGACGCCGCGTCATCCCACGACCCTTTATATGACACGCCCGGCAGTTTGTCGCCGCCCGTGCCTTCATAGTACGCGCCGTGTTGCGCAGCCTCTGCTTTGATGCGAGCAGGCAGCGTCATGGGTTCGCCATGCACTTGCCCGACAAAGGTCACGCCGGGGCGTGGTGAGTAAGTCTGTATTGGCGCGGTAGGTGTGGCGTAGGCGTCAGCGCCGACTGCTTGACGCAGTACATTAACCGACGGTGGCGCGAGTGCGTTCAGTGGCATTTTCCAAATACTCCGGTTGCTGTTCCGTAATCAGCCCGTCCAAGACGCGCTCTTGTGCCTGCTGCAGCGCCTGCGTGATGCTGATCTTGTTGGTGATGTCGACACTAATCTCTTGGCGGGCCGTCCAGCCGTGGGCGTGCTGCAGAATAGCCAGCGCTGCCTTGCTGTCGCCAGACCGGGCTGCTTCGCGCAGGTGGGCTGATGCCTCCATCTCGCTGTCGGCGCGGCCTTTCATGGCTGCCATGTCGGCGGCCGGGTCAAGCTCGCACAGTTGCCTGAACTCGGTGGGCAGCATACCAGCGGCCAAGGCAAGCGAGTCGCCCTTCAGACCCAAGGCAGCCGCGTCATAGATGGCCTGCAGCCTGGCTTCGGTCGCCTCGACTTTGCGCGGTGAGAAGGGTATCGATTTGAACATACGCGGATATTAGCAAAGTGTGGGCAATGTGGGCTACTTTTTTGGCGGTCGGTATTGAGCTTTTAAAAAAAATAAAAAATTTCTTCTGACACCTCCGTGGCCGCGACCGGCCTGCCGCGGGCCCCCCACCCCCCAGGTTAGTGAGCACTTACTTTTGTGTTGTCAGCCTGGCAAGTTAGTAAGCACTAACTAACCAGGTTAGTGAGTACTCACTTACAAAGTTAGTGGTCACTAACATGACAGGTTAGTGGTCACTAACTGTTAGCATAATGCTACCAAACCTGTGGATAACTTTGCTTGTTGTCATTCTGCTATGTAGGCAATGTTGGCTATGTTGGCTATGGTTTAAAATCGCTGCCGCTGTCGTGCGTGCGCGCCTATTCCTACATTATTGCCATATAGATAACGCTTTTTAAATTTTTTGAGTTTAGTTTTTAAAATAGCCAACATTGCCTACAAATAGCAAAAAGCCGCTTCCAGACTAGGTTATCACGTTGGCGTTTTCTTCCGTTTTTGATGCCAACATCGCGCCAACATTGGCGACAAATTGACACCAAAATAAATGCAAAACATTCCTTTACATTTTTTTAGACATGGACTAACATGGTGTTCAGCAACAGATTGTGTAGCAAAATAACTGCCTAATTTTTAAGCAAAGGGGAACAAAATGCAAAAACCTACCATTCTCGAAATCGCTTGCGCCGTGTTCGGATTCGCAGCACTCGCGCTATTTGTTTTTCTTTGCCTTGCATATTAACTAACTAAGGAGAATCGACCATGCAAAATCAATTTCAGGTATTAGTCAACGGCGAAAATGTTTGGACGATCGACGGCGCGCCGTGGTTTTTTGACAGTTTTGAAGCCGCTGCCGCTGAATTAGCAGAGACGTTTAAAGATATGAACGATGCCGGCATGGACTATGAGCCGTCCGAATATCGTATTGAAGCTGTTTAATCAATCATAAGGAATCGACCAAATGCAAAATCCATTTAAAGCACAATTAAAACGTGAAGGTTTACCTTATCGCCGCGTTTTGGGTGAATCCAGCGCCAAAACAATCAAAGGCGAGAAAATCGGCTACTTGACGGCCATATGCTATCTAGTACCAGATGAAAAGCTCTGCCCGTTTGCAATACAGGCGGGTTGTTTTGAACCGTGCCTGAAATCGGCCGGCCGTGGTGCGTTTAATGCCGTGCAAGCGGCACGCGCCGCGAAAACAGCGTTTTTCCGTGAGAATCAACGCGCGTTTATGCTCTCAATGGCCGCTGATACATGGTCGCACGCACGCCGTGCCGAAAAGCTCGGATTGATTCCACTGGTACGGCCAAACGGCACGTCAGATATCCCGTTTGAAAATATCCTGATCGACGGCCGGACTATTTTCCAATTGTTTGCGGACGTGCAATTCTACGATTACACCAAACACCCTAGCCGGAATTTAACCGGCAAAACGGCCGGCAACTATGATCTGACGTATTCATTCAGCGCGATAACACCAAAACCGATTTCAATCAAAGGCCTGATTAATCCGGCCAATAAACGCACGGCCGTAGTGTTCCAAAAGCAAACCGATATACCGGCCGAATTTCGCGGATGGCCTGTCGTTGACGGCGACGACACTGACGTACGCCATATTGAGCCGGCCGGCGTGGTAGTGGCTTTATATGCCAAGGGCAAAGCAAAACGTGACACCGGCGGTTTTGTTCAAATTAAGGGCCGCGACTATTGATCCGCTATCGCCTGCAGTATGGCCGGCTGGATGACTTTGGCGCCGTCATCCGCTGGTTAGATTATCCGCCGGCTAATGGCCGGTATATCACGCGGCGCGTGCCCGTACCGGCGCGCCAAGTTCCGACAATCAACACTCATGGGAGGGCTTTATGGTGACACTATTTAAAACCGGCGATCGCGTGCAGTATGCGCGCCAGTGGTTGCGCTCGACCGGTCAATTGACCGGCGATATACCGCACGCAAAAGGGCGGATTATCAGTCTCTCACCGGTATCCAATGGCCTGAACATTGCGACCATTGAATGGGACCGGCCGGGCTTATCGGCCAAAGTATTGACGTCAAATCTGGTCCGAATGGACCGCAAACAATTTGAGAGGGTTTAATCATGGGCAAGCTTAAACAAGCGGCAATTGCCGCGCAGGAAACCGCCGATATTACCGGCGCAAATGAATCGCTACTCTGGCAAGCGCGCGCAGCGCTATCAGATGCAATCAATAATCCTGAACCGGATGAGGGCCTGACAAGCGCTGAACAAGCGCTGTTCCTGATCAATACTTACCTTATGGAGTCTGAGCTATGCAAACGATAAAAATTGACGGAACGACCTATAAAGTGAAATTTGACCGCGATCCGGTCGAACTAGCCAAAGCGGCGCGCAAAGCCTGGAAACCCAAAAAGCCGAAAGATATCCGCAAATTTCCGGTCCGGTCCGATTTAAGTACCGCTGAATACGTGCGACAGTATGATGCGCTCAATTTTCGCGTGCCGGTCCAATATTGGCCCGAATTGAACAGCGAAAGCACTGCGCAATACGATCCGACAATTCCACTACTCGAGGAAATTACCGATGAATAAGACACTTATCGACACCAGCGCGCCCCATTGGCCCCAAAACCTGTGGCCGTACACGTACACGCACGGCGATACTGAATTGCTTTGCTTTGTCGATTGGGAACCGGCTGATCGATCTACCGGCTGGGGCGGCGGCGCTTGGTTGATCCACGCGTACGCCGGCGGCGTTGACGTGATAGACCTGCTCAAAGACTTTATTATCAAAGACATTGAAGCGGAGGCCGCATGTTCGCTCTCATCGGATTAATACTTGCGGCCATGCTCGCCATCGTGCTAGGGTTGTGACGCGCTGCTCTCTCCCAGCGCTGGCCATGTGGCCATCCTTCGGTTGCCCGTCAGATTAAAACCTGACGGGCTTTTTTTACGCCTATTTGACCAAGCGAACAGCGGACGGCGGTGGTGTTTCCTCCACCATGCGCCGGAGTTCTGACTTACTGGCCGTGTCGGCTAGCTCTGGCGCACAAAATATATGCTTCTTAGTTCCAAACTCGCGTGACGCTAACCGCCCCATGTCTATCCAACCGGCTTCTTTGAGCGCGTGCAAGAGCGCCTGCTGCACCACGCGGGTATTCATCGGCGCACCGCCCTGTAGCCGGTCACAGAGGCTATAGAACGGTGCAGCCACGACACCACCGGAAAACTCGCCCAGACGGCGCTCAATCATCTCGACCAGATACGACTCGGCGGTCGATCTGCCCTGCTCGATCATGATGATCTTGGCCTCGGTCAGCGGTGGAGTGGCGCCAGGATTGAACCGCGACACGTCACGCTCGTAAAGCCAGCCGGCAGCCACCGCCAGCCCGCCGGTTTTGTACCAGTCCCAGATCGCGCAGGCTTCTGACTCGGTCATGCGTGGCGCCTCGGAGTACGTCACAAACCACCGGCGGTCGTCGCCTGCTAACGAGATCGGGACACGCTCATTGGAAAACGCAAGAACGAAGATACGGTTTAATGCCTGATACGGGTGCATGCCCTTGCGGTTCACCTGCAAAAAGTCCGGCGGCGCTGCAATGATGGGCTTTAGATGGTTTTCGAGCGCCCTGCGGTCTTTCGCTTCCGCCTGCCGCAGCTCTTCAAACACCATGACTTCAGACTCGTACGCGTAACCCCATTGCGACTGTATTTCCTCGTTACGCACGATTGACACGTTCGCGAGCGACTCGCCGCCGATGCCCCACAAGAACGGCTGCCAAAGGGTGTCCTTGCCGGAGCCTGGGTGACCGATATGCAGTACAGCGTGATTGATCTTGCGGTTCGGGTGCTGGAGCTTGTGCGCCATCACGTCAAGAACGTGATTGCGCTCGACCGGGTCGGGCAACATGCGCTCGACATGATCAAGCCACACCTGCGCGTTGCCCGACTTGACCGGCGGACGGTGGTCGACCCACCGATTGCCGTACACTTGCCCCTCACGCGACACTAAAACGGTCTCGCCAGCGGCGTACGTGATGCCACTGATGGTCAGCGCGTCCTTTGCCTGCCGGTTCTCATCAAAGCATATTGACGCCTCAACACGGCGTTTCTGCTTGCTCGGGTGGATTGAAAAGCAGGTGACGTGTCGAAAGAGTGCATTAAAAGTACCGCGACTAATCTCGCGCCGATCGTCCATGTCAAAGTACGCATCTTCGTTTTGAATGTACGCAAAGCGCTTGTACCAATCATCTTTCGTTGTCCTATCCAGTTGTTTTTTCTCAACTTCTGCAATGACTTCCGCGCCCTTGTCAGGAAACGCTTCAGTCGGTGTCAGTTTGGATAGCGCCGCGTCCATCGCGTGAGCCAGCAGCTCTTCACGCAAGCCAGGCGCGTGCTTGGGGCCGCCATTCTCAGCGACCCAATCCAAAAACGCATGCGAGTCGAAGTCAACGCAGTGCGAATGCAGGCATCGATAAGACCGTGTTGACGGGCTGTAGCCGCCTTCGGGGTTGCCGTCTGTGTGCTGATCCTTATTCGGGCAGATGACAGCCGCCCACCCGCGCGTGTTCGGTGTGGACAGTAAGACGCCCTGCGCGGACAGCCACGCCATCACGTCATCCGCACCATCGTCTGAGAGCCGGATAGGACGCACGCCCAAGGATGATGGCTCGGACGGCGTGACGCCTAAAGCTGCGCAGATTTCGGGCAGAGTGAACTCGCGGTCTGGGTGGAACTCGACCAGGCGCGACGCGAACAGCTCGCGGCCTGGCTTGATGTTGATCGACCCCGGCAGGCGGAAGTTGCGCACCGCATTGTTGGCGCCTGGGTCGCAGTAGCCGGCCTTGATAATGGCATCAATGGCTGCGGCGTACTCACCCTTCGTCGGCTGCTCCGAGAATGCGTAACCCCACTGAAACGACCCCTCGGACGTCTCCATGATCCAAGTCGGCGCAAGAGGTGGGATGTTGGGTGCCTTCTCAGGATCGCCCACGTCATCCAGCACCATCACAAGAACGTAGTCGCAATTCTCTTTAGACGCGGACACATGGCCGTCCTTGAAGCGGTCGATGATGAAGCTTGCCGTGTTGCCGTAGATCGCCCAGTCGGGCTTGGTCGGATAGTCCGGCAGGTACGCCGGCCATGTGCAGATCACAGCGCCGTCTGGGTGCAGCTGCACCTGACCGCCCTTCAATTTGGGCTTTTGACGGATGACGAGCGCCGTCTCACCCATCGGGGCAAGATTAGTATAAAATTCTAGGAATTCCATTGCAGTCCTTGTAGTTGAAAGAGCCGCCCTGCCAGGCGGCTTTTTTATTAGCCCTTGCCGTATCTGTCCATCACTTCTACTTCAGCGGACAAAGGCAGTCCAGCCGCCCAATCAGGCGGCGTACACATCACTTGCTTTAGGGTATTGGGTGCATCAGGGTCAGCCGTCTCCAGAACGATCTCGTCATGCACATGCAGCACTACGTCAGGAAGCTGGCGTAAAGCGTGCCGCAGCAGATCGTTGGCGACCGCTTGCGTTATATTCTCACAGGCGAGCCCGCGCCACAAGCGTGCCCGTGGCCATTCCTTCGCATCCGCTGCCGGCTTCCAGGCTGCTTTGACGTACGTGATCTCGTCACCCTCAAACTTAGCAAATGGATAGCACAAGACACGCCCACTGGGCAGCGCGTACCAGAGGTGTTGACCGTCATACAGGTAGGTGACCCGACCGGCTGAGAACTCGCGGTTAGGGTTGCGTAGCGCCCGCGTGTAGGCGTCCTCGAGCTTGCCCCAATAACGTACCGCCCACGCATTAGCGCGTCGCCATGCGTCTACAATGCGGCGAGAATCGGACTCGGGCATGAAGACACCATAATTGCGACCCATCGCTGAGAAGGCGCCGATCGACCCACCGAAGCCAAGTGACAGAATGGCAACCTTGCCGATCTGGCGCTGGTCTTTGTCAACGGCATCCTCGGCCACGCGGTAGATGCCGGCGGCCTCACGCTTGTAGATGTCGCGACCCTCACGGAAGACTTGCAACACGTCGTCGGCCTGCGGGTCGGCTGACGCCCAGGCGGTCACCCGTGCTTCGACCGCTGACCAGTCGGCGACCACAAACTGCTTGCCGGGCGCGGGTATCAGTGCGGGCCGGAGCATTCCTTTGAGAACATCCGTAACGCGTTTTCCAAATCTTGGGACGATGCTGTGGCCTCTGACCATAGCGTGCCTAACGTCATCTGGGGCTGCTGCGCACTTGCGCGTAAAGTTGTGAACTTGCGCGCCATAGCTTGAAGCTCTTCCGGTGGCAGAACCTCCTGCAAAAACGAAAGCACCTCGTACTCGGTGATCGTCTTCATCTGCCAGACTCGCAAGGCGGCTGAACTTCGCAACTGACGACGCCCAGAGGTCATCTGCGCATTGAATGACGTCCGCAACAGTGGTCGGAATCTCATCGGGGTTTTCCTCGGCAAAAGCCAGTAAATTGGCACGTACGGACTTGTCGATAGAATACTTCAAGTCGCCGTCCTTGTACGTCTCCATCATCTTCAGCGCCTGCGACCCAACGCGCTCCATCACCCACGACTTCATCTTGGGGCTGCGCACGGACTTGATCGCACCTGCGGTTAGGTCGGCGACCAGTGTCTCGATCTCTTCAAGCTCGACCGATGCGTAGCGGATTGCAGCCTGTGCCAGTGGCAGGTCAAGCAGCACGCCACGGTCGTTGATGCGCTCGTTCGTATGGTAGTCGGCCAGCTCCTCGTCCGATAGCGGGCGCATGGCCTTACTGATGGCGCGCATGGCACGGACATCTTGTTCACAATAACGAATCATCTCGGCCATCAGCTCTGGCGAATTGTTAAACGATCCATCTGCGCGAGGGACGGAAAGAAGTCGGATAAGCTGGCTTCCTCGGTGGTCTTTTCGCATGACGCTGGAGATGGCGCGTCCGACATCTTCAAGGCTGCCAGGTAAGCAGTTAGCACGCGCTTGTGTAGCGGTGCAGACGAACTGCTCGAGTTGAAAGTTACACTGTAGGACGTACCAGAAGATGAGGCGCTCAAAGGCAGCATTGTGCGCGTAGATTCGCCCCTTGTGATGCCGAACCGACTCAGGGAACGGCTGATCGGGAGTCCAGGTGACAACTTCATCGTCATCAAACGCGTAGGACATACAAAGTACATCGGTGGTTCCATCTTGCGCATAGTTGTAAACCCCTTTAGAGGACAGGTCGCAACGCGACCGGGTTTCAAAGTCAAGCCAGAGTATTGTCATGGTAGGGGTGACCCCTGTCATCTTGCCAGCATCAGGTCGAACCGACCAAGGAAGAGCCTGATGATTAGATGACCGGGGTCATAGAAAAGGTGGGGTACTCGCTGCGTCCGTCAACCGCCCGGCATCCGCTTTCCCCCATGCTACTTAGCCGCGACGGCGGCGGGCAGGTGCTGCTTCGGCTGCAGGCGCTTCTTCAGCTTCGGCTTCTTCTGCTTTTACTTCACCATCCATCGACATCCAATCAACAACCTTAAAAATTGGGTTGAAGATTTTTCCGTACTTTTTGTGTTTGTACGGCTCTGCGACAAGTTGAATCACTGGCACAGGCTTGCTTGGGTCTTTCTTCACTTGCTCTGCAATAGCGATAGCGATGTTTTGCCAGCCTTTTTTACCTCCCACAGAGGTAGCAGCGTATCGTGCTTCCATACCTTCATCTTCGCCGCTCAAGCATTTGAGTGACATACCCACTTGCTTTTGCCAGCCCAACGTTGAATGCGCAGGCGCTGCAGGTGTTTCCGGTAACGGGTCAGACACCGACGCCATCATCTCACCAAGCACGGTGCCTGCTGCCGGAGTATCGTCGCCGCCCCACGCAATGTAGCCGTGAGTAAACGAATAGGGATTCACTGCCCACGTTGCGTCTTCATCAACTTCGGTTTGGTCTGCACCAAACACCCAGTGACCGGTCTTGTCCATTTTCAGGATAACCGTGCCGCCAGCACCAACGTCAATATCAACCGAACGCAACGCAGTAGCGATCGAATCTACTGAAGGAAGGTTTGCACTCTGAAAGTTTACTAGATTAGACATGATTGTTTCCTTTACTGTAGTTTATTTAAAGCCGCCGTAAGCTGGCGACCAATTTGCAACACCGCTGGCCTCGGGTCAGATTCCGGTGCCAACGTACTCCCCGACGAGATCGATACAACCAAATCCGACGGGAAATCTAGTGTAGTCTTTTTCAAGACTTTTTCAAGCTGTGCGGGCGATTTAATTTTTGTGTCGTAGGCGTCTTCTACGCCATTCGCATCCGCCCACGCTTCAATCCTTGCCTCGTCCACCCACTGGCGTGTGCCACGCTTGGCGACCAGTTTGTAGCCTGGCACGGGGCGCTCGTTCTCAAGCATCTGGAACGCAAGCGCCCGCAGCTCTTTAATGTAATCCTCCAGCATATCAGCCTGACGCAGCTGCGTTGCGATCTGTTCTGCCGGCAACGCTGCGAGCTGCACCTTCAATGCACGATCAGCTGCACCGGTCATGCGTGGGCAGATGGGTTTTGCCGCACACCAGCGGCAGTGGTCGCCGGTTGCAAACGGCGCCTCTGGCCATGATGAAAGACGCACAGCGTACAAGAGTTCTTGCTCAAACTCTTTGATGCGCGCAGGTGTTGTCACCCAACGGCGAATCGATGGCGGCTGCACAATGACGCACTCGATCTCTTCAGCGCCTTCGAACACCCATTGCGCAGCTGGCGTTCTCATGGCTGCTGCTGCGTAAAATAAGAGCTGAGGATTGTTTTCAGCATCCACAAGTACGCCATCGCCAAATTTCCAATCAAGAACGATCGCGCGTTTACCTTTACGCCCAAGTAAGTCAGTGCTACCAAAGACACCAGGCAGAAAATCGCCAAAGGCAACTCGGGTTTCAACCATGTACTCCATCTTTTTTTCGGGATCGACTTCGTCGAGTAACGCAAGAGCGGGGATAATCTTTTCATCGAGTAGCTCCGGTGTGAGTATCTGATCTTTGTACTGCGCGCCCAAGCACTGCTCTGGCCGCTTGTCGAACTCCAAGAGTTCGGCAATGACATTATGCAAAAGAGTTCCGCGTGCTGCGTGTTCGGACTCGGCTTGTGGTGGCATCTGTTGCACTAGCTTGACTGATGCCGGGCAGTTGATGACGCGTTTGGCGGTGCTACCGCCGACGATATTGGAATGTGACATTGAACTGTACTCCCGTGTAGTGATTGAGCCTCGACTGTAGACCCTAAAATAATCCTTGTCAAATACTTTTTGATGCCTTATATTTCGCAGCATGTTAGAAAAAGAAATCGAGAACTACTTTGTTTGGACGGTCGAGCGTGCTGGCGGCAAGACGTACAAGTTCAGGTCAGTCAACCAGCGCGGTGTAAGTGACCGCATCGCTTGTATGCCTGATGGCAGCACATGGTTTGTCGAATTGAAAACCAAAGGTGGTCGGTTGTCAGAGCTGCAAAAGATATTTCGCAACGACGTGTTGCGCTTAAAACAAAACTACGCCTGTTTATGGTCGAAGGAGATGATTGATGAGTGGATTAGAGAGAGATGACATCCTGCACATGGTTCGCGAAGTTGCTGACAAAGACAAGGTCGACCCTATGCATAACGACATGGTGACGCTAACCGTTGACGAGCTGGGCAGGCTGTTGGCAGCAGAACGCGAGGCGTGTGCTGTGATTGCGTTTAACGCGAAGACATACCTAGAGGCCGCCGCAGCTATCCGCGCCAGAGGCAACGATGCAGCTTAGACCTTACCAAGATGAAGCAGCTGACTTCCTGTACGAGCGTGACCGGGCGATGATCTTGGCGCCCGTGGGCGCAGGCAAGACGGCCATCACACTGACCGCTATGCAGGCGATGGTCAAGGACGGCTACGCGTCACGCTTTCTTGTCTTGGCACCTAAGCGTGTCTGCACGGATGTATGGCCGATCGAGGTGCCCAAGTGGGCGCCAGAGTTAGACCACCGCGTGGCCGTGGGCGCGCCTAAAGATCGAGCGGCAGCACTGCGCTCGTTCGTAGCCGTAGTGGTCACTAACTACGACAACATCCAGTGGCTAGCCGAGCAGGACTTGTCTGATTTTGACGCGATCGTGTTCGACGAGTTGACCAAACTGAAGAACCCGTCAGGCACACGCTTCAAAGCACTGCACAAAGTGATCGACCAGTTCAAGATTCGCTGGGGTCTGACCGGATCGTTCACCAGTAACGGCCTGGAAGACGTCTTCGGTCAGTGCAAGATCGTCGATGAGAAGCTCTTAGGCCGTGCCAAAGGCGCCTTCCTGCAGCAATACTTTGTATGTATGAACCGCGACTTCGGCGAGTGGTTGCCACGCCCAGGTGCCCTGCCGCTGGTTATGGAGCGCATCAAGCCAGCGACGTTCGTACTGGAGCCGGGCGTTTACAAGGACAAGCTGCCACCCTGTCATGTGGTCGAGCTGCGCAGCCAGCTGGACGACCGCGCGCCATACGAGAAAATGAAGCGTGATTTTGTGGTGCAGTTTCCAACGGCTGAGATTTTAGCGGCTAACGCTGCTGCCGTTACATCAAAGTTGCAACAGATGGCGTCTGGGTTTGTTTACGACAGCACCCGCGTGGCGTCCGCTGTGCCGGGTCAGTTCACATCCAGCAAGACGGCGGTGTGGTTTAGCAGTCACAAGTTTGATCGATTAGACGAACTACTAGAGGAGAACCAACATGCGAATACGCTTATCGTTTACCAGTTTCAGGAAGAGGTGGCAGAACTTCGTCGCCGCTATCCAAGGCTTGCCACCCTCGACGACACCGACGCCATCAAACGATGGAACGCCGGACAAATCGAACTCCTTGCCGTCCATCCTAAGTCAGCGGGACATGGACTTAATCTACAGCACGGGGGAAGCCACATGGTATTTCTGTCGTTGCCGTGGAGCCTGGAGCTGTACGAACAAACCGTTGGACGGCTGCACCGTTCCGGGCAACTGCACGACGTCTGGGTCTATATCCTACTCGCCGAGAAGACAGTTGACGAAAAGATCTGGGCAGCCCTGCACGACAAACGAGCAATTTCCGACATAGCGATGGAGGCACTGAAATGAAATACCTACTTTTATTACTGGCGGCACCCGCGGTGGCTGCTGCGCCCGACTACCTGACGTACACGAACGACATCAGTGTGCAGACCGTGCTGACCCAAGACCGCCCTAGCTGGTGCCACGGCATGAAGATGGCCTTCGACATCGACGGGCTAAACCGTGCGTACTATGGCTGCTGGGCGGCCTCGCAGGGGTTCGTGCACATTGAAATGTTGGACGGCAGCAAGCGTATTATCCCGATCTCTCGATTTACCAAACCCAAGGAGGATGCAAAATGATGGACTTTACCAAGTATGAGACGCAGCGTGAGATTCTGATCGACTACCTGCACGTCATGATCGCTAGATCCGATTGGCATGGCGTCTCAGACGTTGCTAACGATCTGCGTGAGCTGGAGGCCGAACAACGTGAAAAGAATTGACTACTGGAAGGCCAAACTAAAGGCCGCGCAGACCGAGGAGCGCATACGCCAGAAGGAACTAAACCAGATGGCCAAAGCGTTTGAGCGGGCACTGCAGCAGGTTAATGACATAGAACAAAGGATACAAGATGAAAAAGCAAAGCTGGCGCGCACTGAATGACGTTCTGTCGTCGCTGTCAGAAGACGAGGTGTTCGCCCTACTGACGCATGAGACGTTGAACGAGCGCCGCAGCTCTCATCTGCAGCGCCTGCACCAGCGCTACTGCGCACTGCGTGACGCCCGTGAACGGCTGGAGATTATGGCGAAGGCAATACGTTTATGAAATGTCAGCACTGCGGCAGTAAGACCGTTGTTGTAAACACCATCCAGCAGCCAGGCGGCGTACGGCGGCAACGCAGGTGCCCATCATGCAAGAACAATGCCTACTCAGCAGAGGTGTGGGTTGCAGGTAACGTAATGGTGGAGAAATCGATCTATACTAATGACGAGGCAGCGTTGATAAAAAAGAAAGGCGTTGACGTTCGCCGCGCAAACGAAGATAGGAGGAAAGACAATGCTACGTGATGGATACTTTATTAAGGAAGAGCCACCCAAGATTGGCGCGCACTACATACCGCAGTTCTATTCGCGGCCTTCAACCCCAGAGGAGCGGTTTGTACAGGACATCATGTTGGGCGCTAAGCCCTACTATGAGTCGCCGCTAGTTAAACTGTTTGGCCGGCTCTTGAGCGTATGAAAGAACTCGTCCTTATCTACTACGCCGCCATCGTGGTGGCCACGGTGGGCTTTCTGGCGGTCTTTGTGCCAGAGCAGCCCCGGCCTACCGCCGCTGAGTGCGGTGTGGCCGAGTTTGCGCCTGACATGTCGGTGCGAGATCGTGAGGTCTGCCGCCAATTACGCCAGCATCGTCACCGCATGTGATTGCGCCTCTGCTACCCGACGCATCCAGCCTTTGCCGAAGGTTGCGAACGTCGGGAGCGCCTTGTAGAACAGCTCCTTCTCCATGCTGAACTTAGCGATCAAGTCCTTCTGATCGGCGTCTTTCAACGCTTGCATGGTCTTGGGGCCGATGGCGCCATCAGGGGTCGTTCCGATCGCTTTCTGCATGGTTTTGATCGCTCTGCCTGGCCCTGCATTGATCGCAAAGTCGAACATCAGATAGTCGAGCCCCGTTGGCAGCTCGTCGGCCTTGACCGCATCCCAGTATTTCTTGCGGTACATCGGCCCCACTATAGCCGGGGTCAACGCCCGCATTTCGCTTTCGCCAACAGCTTTGCCGACCCATTCTTCCCACACTTTCTTGGTGACACCCAAGTTCGTCATGCCGCCTGGGTCTTTGGGATGATTAACAAACCCGCCTTCGTGCTTCAGGATTGCTTTAAGGGCTTCGTCGAAGTTCTCTTTCATTTTTTCGCTCGCATATCAATGATCTTCTCAAGCGTTCTGCCGCCAAAGTAGAACGACATCACCAGCATGCCCCACTGACCTAGCAGCTCGACGAACGAGTCGGCGATATCAACCAGCGCAGCGTCAAGGATCGCTAACGCCATGTAGGCGACCAAGATGTACACCAGCGTCAACGGGCGGATGTTCTTAGACAGCCAGCTGTCGCTGGCCATGTCGGCTTTTAGCCGGTCGGTCAGGTTGTTTTGTTCCGACTTGTACAAGTCGGTCTCGTTGGCCATCTTGGCCAACTCGCCGTCCTGCGCCATCTTGGCGAGTTCTAGCTGCGCCTTGGCCTTCTGTTCAGGGTCAGGAATCAGTTTGTCGATCAGTTTGCCGCCAATACCCAGCAGCGCGTCAAGTCCTAGCATGTCAACCTCCTTGTTGGAACATCCACCGTATAGCCCAGCAGAACATCAAAATAATAATGACGATAACGATACCTGCACCTACTGTTTCAACACTATCTATTAGGCGCTGCCGTTCGCGGCGCTTCTTCATCTCTAAGGTCTTTTCATGCAGGCGCTTTTCTGTCTCAGCCTGCCTGGCTGCTTCGGCCTTGGCCTCGCGTTCGGCTCGCAGCTTACCCATGCGCTGCCAGAACTCATCCCACATGCCGGCTTCTTGAAAATGGTAGGTGAAGATGTGCTTGATGTCGTCGTAATACTGCTTGATCTGACGATCAATAATCATCAGCTCCATGACGTACTCAGCATCTGATACGTAGTCGGGCGCCGGCTCGCCTTTGGCAACTGCCGCCTCTTGGGCAACCTTGGCCTCTTCAAGTTGACTGCGTTTGGTCTCGTACTTGCCGGCAGCTGAGAAGAACTTAGTGACGCCCGACATAGAGTCGGCCAAGGTCTTGCCAGACTCGACTGCACCGTTAATCTCGTCAAACGCTTCTTTGGCAAGTGCAGCCGCTTCTTTGACGCCAGTGACAACCGCCTTGACGCCTGCAATGGCCAAGCCGATGGTCACCGGATCGATCATTTATCCTGCTTGGCCTCTAAGCGGTCAAATATCTTGCCCAGCATCTCTTTGACTTCGCGCATGTCGTCCTTGTAGTCCTCACGCGTGACGTAGACGTGGGGCATGGCACGCACGTCTGTGTCTAACCGGTCGATCGAGCGGTGAATGTTGTTTAGAATCCAGCCGCCGAAGAACCCGGCAATCGCAACAGCGATATTAAAAAGCACTTGCGAATCCATGCGTCACTCGTAGAGAATGTTGATAGTGCCAGCGTCGAAAAACTGAGTTCCGTCAATGTAAAGGCGAACACTGGTTAGTGTGTCTGATAATGATTTAGCACCTGCGACGTAATACGAACCACCTAGCGCAGAAGCACAAATTGCACCTTGAATTGCCCAAGTATTAGTAGCTGCGTTTAACAAAGATATAATTACAGAGCCATGTAACACCGCAGCAGCACTTGCGTTATTTATGCCAAACGCAGACGTATAGGATGCAACAGTGCCACTTTGGTTTGTTGACGTTGCCGCATACCCTGTAATCTCATACCCGCCAGCGTCACCTAACTGAATTAAAGGGTTTCCTGTGCTACTTGTACTAACTCCATTAAACATTACGGTAATACGCTTAACCCACGACGGTATGCCAGTAAACGCTGGTGCAGTTTGATTAGTCAGCGTAATAGCCGTACCCGACACAATCGGGTATAGCTGACCCGTTACGCCATCAACTTCAAAGTCTGGCGAGCTAACGCCGTTTGTACCATCAATAACTACTGGCATGACAGCCCCCTCAGTTCATCTAAAGTCGTGCAGGTGTCCACTTGAGCCGTGATGTCACGCAAGCGCTGCTTCTCAGCCACAACCGCAGCCGTATCGCCATTAGACTCTAGCGCACGTTGAAATGCCACATCTTGAGCAGCTAGGAGTGGTGTACGTTCAGCACGTAGCCGGTCTTTGGTAATCGCTTGCGCTTTAGCGAAGTCAATCGTAATCATTCAGTCACCTCAGTAAAGTCAGCCGTCCAAGCGTTACGGAAGGTGCGGTCAGCAGGTACATCAGCCGCATCAATGATTTTGTAAGGCTTGCCAGCAGGAACATCCTTAGCAGCAATCTCCTCAATACTCAGACCGCACTCAGGTGCAGGAGTCAGGACGCAGATGCCGATGGTGTCGTTAGGGTAGATGATTAGTTTCATGGTTGTCCTTAACGGAAGATTGCAACATTAACTGGGTTTTGATCTACTTTAGATGATGTGCTAGCCATTATTAAAACTCGTACAGAACCAACAAGAACAGAAGTAGAGGTTTCAGCCCCAGCAGTAGCTACATAAACCCCGATTGATCTGTTTGATGATGAAGCACTAGAGTTTTGAACAGCAGTTGCCAAAGTAGCGTAATTTGCATCTGGCATTGCATTGGTAAAATTTACCGTGTAATCGCCCGTACCATTATCCGCAACCGACGTTACATTAAACGAACCGGCAATCGTACAAAAGCCGCCTGTGTTCGTTGTGCCGTTAAAGTTCACCCACGCACGACAGAACGTACCAATTTGCGTACCTGCGCTATCCTGAATGGTTGGTGGCGTGTTCGCTACACCGTTCTTTAGCACCAGCGTACTTGTCGACGCGGCTTCTAGTTGATCTGCTACGATAGTTCCAGCCATGATGTCCTCTTATTCGTAGAGAATGTTAACGCCGCCGTTGGCGTCGAAAGTGTCTGTACCACTAACCGTCGTAACTCGAATCATATCTAGCGTACCGGCAAGCGTTTTAGTGCCAGAAATTGAGTTTGCACCAACTAAAGATGTCGCTATTATTCCGTTTGCAACCCACGCGTTACTGCCAATCAGTGAAAATGTTACTGCACCATAAGCGGCTGTTGCCGCAGTCAAAGCGCCATACATATCGAAACCAGCGGTAAACGACTGCACTGTCGGCGATGCTGCTGAGTTAATGGTTGTACCTACATAACCTGAAGTTTCAACTACGCCTCCCGTCCCTAACCTAAATCGAAGGGTAGATGTGCTGCTAAGACTTAAACCATTAAACATTACCGTAATTCGTTTTACCCATGATGGAATGCTAGTAAAATCAATGCTAGTGCCGCCAGTAGTAGTGACCACCGTGCCCGACACAATCGGAGCCAGCGTGCCTGTGGTCGCAACCAACGTCTGCGTATTGCTGCCAGAGACAGCAGGGGCAGACACCGTAATCGTGCCGCTGGTGTCGCCTGAAAGAACTAAAGATGCCATGATTTATCCTTTACAAAACAACCCAGCGACTGCCGGATGAGACGGTGACAATCACCGCCGCAGTGATCGCATCTACCGATGCTGACTGCGAGATGTCCACTTCGTAAGTGCCAATACCACCGGTACCGGTGCCCAACGTTACGATCGTTGTGCCAGCCGTTACGTTGACACCTGCGACAATCGACCCAACGCCCAACAGGCCGGAGGTCGCCGTGTCGACCGTCAGCGTCGTGCCTGCAATACTGCCCGTGCCAACAAAGCCAGCATCCAACGTGATTGGGCCGGTGGTCATGGCGTTCTTGGTAGCCGGAATTGTATAACTGATCGTAACCGTCTGGTCGTTTTCGATAAAGACCTCGTCGTTGCCGCCGCCGGTCGCGCCCGCAGCACCGCCCACCTGACCCCACTGGCTATTGCTAAAGCCTTCAAACAGATCCAGCGTGCTGTTATAGCGGAACATGCCTTCAGCTGGCGTGGCTGGACGGTCAGTCGTTGCACCCACAGGCATCTGAACGTAGCCAAAGCCGGAGAAGGTGACATCTTGTGTCGCCGACAGGGTAGTGAACGCGCCCGTGTTAGGCGCTACGTCACCGATCGGAGGCGGCGAGCCGAACGACAGGTTGTCCACAGGCACTAGGATATTGTCCGTGGTGTATTGGGTGACGTCGTTGCTGTCAGTGATTAAGAACTTGTACGCGATCGTTGGCTGCAGCCAGATGTTGGCCATACCACGCGAGTCCAAGATGATCGGGTTGGTGTTGGCCGTGCCGCCTGCTTGGTCGGTGTAGGTCGCAATCGGTGTCGTTGTGCCGCCGGCGTAGGTGTAGACCTTACCGGCTACCAGCGGGTTACCGTTGGCATCGAAGAACTGCTGCTTGGGTGTTGGGGTTAGGGATGCCATTTATTTCCTCAAATTGTTTCGGTTTTCCGGCGCTAACACGTTGACCACAGCCCCGCGCCCTTCTTTTGGAATTACCGCCCATTCCTGCGGGTTATTAAAAACGCGCAGTACAGTAGTGCGCTCGGCAGCAGGTAATGTATCAATTAACTGCGCCATATTCTTGCCGGATTTAGACGCCTCGGTCAACCTATCCATTACTTTTTTACCTAACCGGCGCGACAGCTCGTCAAGCGTGGTATTGCCCGCCGTAGTGGCGCGGTTAAATGCAAAGTCAGGAAAACGAAAGCGCGATTTATTTGCATCTAACAGTTCGACTAATGCATCATGCCCCATCTCGACTTGCTTCAATATGCGCTTATCTCGTTTAACTTCGTCAGCAAGTTTGGTAAGCTTTGACATTGCAGCTTCGCTCATTTCTTTAGCGACGTCGTAGCTGCCGGAGCCAAATATTTTTTCAACCGCTTTAGTGTTGTTCCCCTCCACTAATTTGACAAAAGTCGACGGGTCGGTTTGGTACAGTTGCAATGCTTCAGCCGACAGCTTTTTTTCACTGACCGCTTTTAAGCCTGCCGAATACGCATCCAAATAGGCGCCGTAACCGGTGCCGCCCGCATCTTCAATTGCTTTCCTAATCATCGGCCCAACACTAGCGGTAACTTTAGCTGCGAGTTCTTTTTGTGCTGTTGGATCGTTAGGAGCTAATTTACGCGCGTTAGCACCTAAATTTTTACGAAGCGTCTCATACGCATACGCGTCAATAACGCCGCCTGCGTTTGTCCACTTAAGAATATCGTTTTTCGCCATTGTCAGCAAACGCGTCAAATCCCTCGCACCAGGAGCCAACGTAACGTCAGTCAACAGCTTATCAATGTTTTGAATTACTTTGTCAGTCTTGAGTGGCTTGTACCCATGCGCTGCCAAGCTGTCCGCTGCGGCGGTCGCAAAGCGTGAAGCCTCACCAAATATCAGCGAGCCTTCGGCGGCTTGTGCTGCTACTTCATCGGCGCGTTTAGCCAACTCACCCTCGTAAGTAAAACGACCTGTACTAACCGGACGGCCAAGTTCGATAGATTTTTGCTGGCCTTTTTCCAGCAAGCGCGTGCCTGCAGGCACTGCCGCCTCTGCTGCGGGCACTAAACCTGTTACAGGCTCTTGTTTTATTACGCCCGGCGGTACGGCTGAAAAGCGGCGTACTTGATCCGCTTTTTCGGCGGCCACAGCGCCCATGCGCTCGGCTTGCGCTCTTAGCTGGGGCTCTAACGTGCCCGCCAAATTAGCGTTATACATAGCTTGTTCTAGCTCAGGCAACAACTGCTTACGCAGCGCGTTCTTAGCTTCCCCTCTTGCGGTTCTAGCGCTTGCTTGCGTTGCGCCGCCAGCCTCTTCAGCAAGCTGGTTAATGCGCGCGGCTTGCTCTAATTCTTCATTTATTAACTGAAAACGTGGGTCGCGTTTGGCATATTTAGCTAAAAGCGCTTGCGTAGTTGGTGATGCAAGACTTGCGATTGACTGCGCGGCAGTTAACTCACTTCCACCCTCACGCGCCAAAGCGCGGGCGGCGGCCACATCTACGCCCAACGAGTCACGCAGAATCTTGGCAGCCTTTTGCGAACCAAGCTGACCGGTCAAAGTGTCAAACAGCCAGCCCAAACCGCGCCCACCCAGCTGCAACGCTTTGTCAACATAAGGCGCTGCAACCTGACCGCCAGCTTCATAAATAGCGCCCATTAGCAGGTCGCGGGTACCTGCCTCAATACCTTGCATTGGGGTCATCTCAGGCTGGTTGCCCAACGCAATGTCAGCTTGACGCAACAAACCTGACGCTAGCCCGTAGCCGCCAGCCGAACCCATAACAACGCCGGCGGGGCCAGCTGGTGCCCCAAAAAAACCACCCGCTATTGCACTGCCCGCCTCCAATGTCGGGCCAAGAAATTGCCGTGTAGTTTGCGCAGCACTATATAGGCCGGGGTAATCTTTGGCAAACGGAGGTGGTTGCACGCGGGGGCCAGGCACTTCGCTAACCGCCGGAGCTAATTCGGGTGCGGCTGGCGGCGGTTCGTCAAGCATCCATTTGCCGCCGATACGATAGGCTTTTTTGCCTTCTGCGTTCGTAGCCGTATCTTCAATAGGCAGCCACTTACCATCAACTAACGCAGCTCGTTCGCCAGTTTTAGGGTTAGTCGCAGTTTCAATAGCCATTATTATTTATCCCGTACATAACCTGTTGGGGGTTCAACTCTACCTCCACCACTTGCGTCAAGTTCCGAGCCTTTCAAAATAAACTGACCTTTATGTTGTTTCATAAACCTCAAAACAATTTCGCCAGCGGCTTTACGTTTTTCTGCGGGCAATAGTGGGTTTGCTAAATCACCTGCAGCACGCTCATAAAACTTACGATCGGCTTCAGATTGCGGGCCTTCAAAACGCGGTACGGTCATGGTAATCATGGCCGCGATAGGCTCCAACCTACTTGAAGCAATAGAGCCTGCAGTAGCATAACCAAAAAATTCTGTGGCAAAATCAACCGCCCTACCTGCGCCGCTGCCGGTGGATTGGTCAAGCAGCCCGTCTTTTTTAATCATCTCCTCTACATCAGGAATCAAAGACTCAATAGTGCGCAAAGCTTCTGCCCTTGCCTGTTCGGCTTTAATTACGTTCGGGCTACGCTTACCAACGTTAGGTATTCTGCGTATTTCTTGACCTCTTCCATTAAAAAGCGTCACGTTGCCGTTATCGTCAACTTGCGTCGTGGCAACTTGATTTACTTTGTCCGCTTGCAGGTAGTATTGATTTCTTGCTATACCTTCCATAACTTTAGCGTGGCGCTGCCGTTCTTTTGCTTCGTCTTGTTGACGATTTTCGCTGCGCCGTGCAATGTCTTCCATTGCACGTCTGTGCTCAATATCAGCTAACAGTCGATCGCTATCCAATTTTCTCTTGGCAACATTCGCAGGGCTGTTTTCGTTTTGCAACATTTTTGCAAGCTCAAGTCTGCCTTCTTTACCTTGTGCTATAAGCAGACTTGCCACTCGACGATCTACGCCGGGAAAGCCGTATGTAGCTCCTACACTTGGCAGTGCAGCGTCCGTTGTAGTTTCAGGCGCAGCAACCGCAGCTTCAGGCGCAGCGGCAGGCGCAGCGGCAGGCGCAGCGGCAGGCGCAGCTTCAGGTGCAGCAACCGCAGGTGCAGCAACCGCAGGTGCTTCAGCAGCGGGTGCAGCAACCGCAGGTGCTTCAGCGGGTGATCTCAATTTAGCCAAGTAATCAGCGCGGAACTCCGATCTTGTCATTGGATACTTATTGTTTGCTGCTGATTCAAAGACGTGTTCTTGAAACGCCTCTTCCATCTGTTGCTCAGTACGCTCTTGTGATTTTTGGCGGGCTTCTAATATGTCTTTGCCCGACATGTTCATCATCGTAGCGATGTAGTTTTCCGCGTTTTGGTTATAGTTCTCAATATGTTGCTTTATGGCCTCTTCTTCAGGCATAAATGCTGCCGCTTCTTTTCCTAATACGGGATGCTTATATAGCGCCCTTATCCGCTGCGTGATTTGCGCGGCGCCTACTTTTTTATCCGTAGTTGAAATTAAAGCTGGGTTGTACACTGCATTAAATCTAGCTAAATATCTATCTAAATTTTCAGACTCAAATTTAGCCCTGTCTTGCGCTTGTTTTTCGCCGGCGCGTTGCTCTTCAAAAACTTTTTCTGCAGGCAACAGGCCGGTCAGAACGTTAGCTCTAAACTGATTCATGTCAGGCTGCCCTGAAGCATACAGCGGCGCTAACATATCGTCTGCTTCTTCACGGCTGATATCGCCATTTCGTACAAACCGTTCAGCTAAACTAGCTGCTTGGCCAAAATCTTGTGCGTTAGCAATATAGCGAAATGCGTTCCCGCGCCTAGCTTCTTTAGTTTTTCTTTCAGCTTCTTCCTTCTCTTGTTCGCGTTTTTGTTGGGTTAAAAGCGCTGTCTGCCGTTCCGATTCTGATTTTCGGCGCTTTTCTACGGCACTAGCAATCGGCTCAACATAACTAGGCGCTTCAACAGAAAGCCTATTAAAAAATTCATCTGATCCATAAGGTATGCCGCTGCCTATCAACTTAGCCAGCGCATTTTTTTCCTGCTGCTGTTGTTGATACTCTTGCGCTTTCAACGCATTCATTTGCGAAGACTCTTGCAAACCGCGCAACTGCAACGCTTGCGTCATAGCGTTTATGGGCGATTCAAGTTGAATCGGTTTAATTTGCCCTAAGATGTTGTAGTCAATACCGGCCATAATTTAACCCCCTCCCATGCCCGGAATACCTTCAAAATTACTCACATCATTTTGAAACATAAACGTATTTGTATAAGGCGTTTGAGCAGCGGGTGTTTTTAGGGGGAGTACGCGATCCATCCAGTCTTGAGTCTGTTGCCGGTTTAAGTACCCACTCAGACCACCCGTTAATGCGTTGGCTACGTTTGCATACCCAGACGCGCGCATATTACCTCGCATGTAAGCATTTTCAGCCATGTTCTGACCATACTGACCTGCTTGTTGCGCCATAGTTGCCGCATTAGATTGCCCCATGCCCGCTAAACTTTGCAGCGGGTTTAAACGAGCCGCGCGTTCGGCTTGATAGCGGTTGAACGCATTACCAAACTCTTGCGACCCTAACTCTTGGCCGTAGCGCGTTAACCCGCGCATGGCATTACCTGATAGCAAACCGCCGCGTGCAGCCGCGCTATTCTCTAGCGCGCGCAACCCTTCTTTAAGCCGAAAACCATAGCCGGGATCTGCTTGGAATTGTTCCATGCCAAACGGGGTGTAGCGAGAGGCTTCAATCAACTCAGGCAGCGCATTGACACCTGCTTGGCGAAAAGGCTCTTGCAGTTCAATCTGACGATTAAACGCGCGCTCTTGCGCGGCAGTCGCGCGGTCGGCGGCTTTAGCTTGTTCTCTAGCGCCGGCGTAAGACGCGCCGCCACTAATTACGCTACCTGCTATAAATCCTGACATAGTGTTTCTCCAGATAAGTAAAAGCCAAAATTTGTGCCTACAGCGTCGCGGTAGTTAATTAAAAGTTCACTGCCAACGCCCACATCTTTTAAGGCAATTACATATAAATCATCACCAAACTTGTACGGCATTACATTTGCATCGTGCGAGTGGTTGATGTAGCGCCCAGCTGGGGTGCGCTTGCCATCCAATCGACCAGGGCAAATAACTTCACCTGCAAAAAAGTATCGTGTAGCAAACATGCCAATACCATGCACTGGCGACGCTTTTAACTCTACATCGTGCCCTTCTGGCATATCAACTAGATCACTTTCAATGGTCACTATGGCGTCCATTGTGGGTTGATCCACCCCTAACTGCGCTAAAAACAACTGATAGTCTGCGCGCGCCGATTCAATTGCTAATTGGCGTCGAGTATCGCCTAGCCCACATTCCGGCACTACGTACAGCCTGTCTTCTAACGTCGGTATATCTTGGCAATCGTCTGGGTTAGGGTAAATGTCCACCCATACCACTTCATCCTCAAACACTCGCCCTGCGCGCTGCTCACCTGCTTTTGCATCAAACTCACACGGCGCGGTTAGCACAACAACTTCCGTGTCACGGTTTACGGCAATTGTGCCCTTTTCTAACCGCACGCGGTAGTCCGTTTTGTGCGCTGCGCCTGTCAATATTGTCCACGGCGGTATCGTAATCTTTCGCTCGTACACGCCTGGCAAAAACGTGTGTGTCGTCACAATGTCAGCCTGCGGCATTTGCAGCAATTCATCCTGCAGCGCCACGACTTTCTGCCGCATTAACTCCGGCGTAACGACCGCCGTACTGTCAGGGTTAAATATCTCAACCGCGTTCACACCACCACCCATCGTGAGCCGCTAGACACCGTCACCGTGGTGCCACTGGCTACCGTTACCGGGCCAGCTGACATGCCTGACGTGCCTGCAGCAATTGTGTAGCTGGTATCAATAGTTAAACTATTGACAAATATACCATTGCCCGCTACGAAATGCTCCGATGTTAATTCACCTGTGCTGGGTTTGTACAGATATTTGGCGTTGCTGGTATAGATGGTCGACAGCGAACCGGACGTGGCAGCCGCAAACGTCGGGAAGACGTTCGTTGACGTACTGGTGTCGTTCGTAATCGTTGCGCCCGAGCCGCTGGCTACCGCCCAAGTTGCTGTTGTGCCGTTCGATGTCAGCACGTAATTATTGGCACCAATCGGCAGGCGAGTCGAGCTGTTGGCGCCATTGCCAATAATCAAGTCGCCCGTGCTAGTGACCGGTGACAAAGCATTGAAGGCTGCACTGGCAGTCGTCTGGCCTGTGCCGCCGTTGGCAATCGGCAGTGTGCCAGTTACTTGGCTGGTCAGATCCACGCCGGTCAGGGTGCCACCTAGTGTCAGGCTGCCGCTGGATGTGACCGTGCCAGACAGGCTAATGCCGTTGACCGTACCGGTGCCAGAGACGCTAGTAACCGTGCCCACGTACTGGTCGTTCGACGTGATGGTGAAGTTGGGGTACGTGCCCGAGATGCTGGTCGTGCCCGCCCCGGTCAACGACACCACTTGGTCAGGTAGGGTGTTGGTAATCGTAAAGTTAGGGTACGTGCCCGACGTGCTGATGCCTGTGCCGCCCGTCAACACCACCGTCTGGTCTGGCGCGGTGTTGGTAATCGTAAAGTTAGGGTAGGTGCCCGACGTGCTGATGCCTGTGCCGCCCGTCAACACCACCGTCTGGTCTGGCGCGGTGTTGGTGATAGTTACCGCGCCCGTGCCAGACGACACCGAGATGCCGGTGCCTGCTACGGCGCTGGTCACACCCGTGTTGGCAATCGTAATAGACCCGGCACCATTAGTGACACTGATGGCCGTGCCAGCCGTCAGGTTGGCGTTCTCCCACACACCTGCCACGGCGTCGTAAATCAGCGTGTTGCCGGAGGCCAACGACGTAAAGTTGACGTTGCCGTCGGTTCCGCCCAGCACCGAACCGTAAGTCGGGCGTACAAACAAAATGCCGTTAGACACACCTACGTTAATTACCGCAGCTACCGAACAGATGGCGGCAGGGGCGGTGGGTTTTGTCTTGGTTAACCCGCCGGTTACTAGTGGGTTGTAATAAAGAACATCACCC